GTGTCCTTAATAAGATCCCCAAAGACATGCATCCAATCAAAATTATGGATATGCGGCCTCAGAGTATATAAGGCCGAGTAAATGTCAACTAGAGACTCGGCCTTATAACACAGGTAAATCGCATTAATCCAAGGCCCACCAATATCCATAAGAAGAGGGTGTTGTCCAAAGGGCGACAACATCCCAAGCAAGCCATTTAAAGAGTACGGAGCAGGTTTCCCCCGAACATCAAGGGTGCCTAAGAGAAGTCGCGTATAATCAGTGCCCGCTTCAGTCACAATACCACGCCGTTTCGCACGTTGATGCGACAAGAAAGCGCGTCTATCTTCCTTCGCTAAATTTTTTTGCTAAGCGAAACTCAAACAGACACTGGCGCGATAACGATTTTCGCTCAGCCTCATCCTTAATAATAGCGTCCTCAATTGACGCAACTTCAATTTCATCATCAAGATCCCGGGAGGCACGCTCACGCGAGCGCCGGATACGTCTAGCGGCGGCATCTTTGGCCGCCTGATTCTTCAATTTAGAGTTAATGTTCCGAGCTCGCAGATTCCGCCCTCGGACCAGTGCGGGACGTTTAGAATCGCGAGCAACTTCCTTCAATGAGACGATACGTTTACCATCAGGCAACAACGTACCATTGTTAAGTTCAAAATAAGACGTGGGGGTATATTTACGTCGCAATCGAATGCGACGTGTGCGAAATTCCTTATAGGGATTGGGAGCCACATATGCATTCTGACGCTCCAACACTGGCATTCCAGCATTCTGGGCGTCTTGGATCTCGGATTCAAAATCATGATCCTCCAAGAGCTGATGCTCATACAGAACATCCACAGCAGCGCTCTCGGTATTAATCCGAGGCGCATATTTTTTAAAAATAGCAGGCTCTAAATTGCGCCGCAGAGAAGTGGAAATATCCTCATCAAAATCAAAGGACAAGTCATCTTCCGACGAATAGGCGCTATCATCACAGCGCATAGACTCATCATCACTAGAGTCGGAAGCATAAGGGGAAATGCCCATTGCATCAGCGACGCCCATATGCCGGTAATAATCATTTATTGACATAGACGGACGAAGGCCCAAAAGTCGATCAAAAGGGTTTATAGCACGCAACTCTAAAAAGTCGCGATTGGTAATAGGTGGCGTAAATACGACATCGTCCTCATCAGACTCATCGTCCGAAGGAAAGAGCTGAGTACCATAATGACGTATATAGGGCATAGAATTAGAAGTAGCATGTTGGGAAATCAGATCTGTAGATAACATCAGCGGCGCTACACGCTGGTACACAGACCCAAATGCGACATTCGCTCGTTCGTCAGGCGAGCTAGAGTCGGCTTCAAAATTGTCATTTCTACTTGTAATTACGCTAGAAAAAGTTGAATTCATGGTGCCGTTAGGCGAATTTCCAATTACACATTAACATCACAACAAAGTAAATAACAAAGAGTCTCAAAAACAAACAATCTGACAACAAATAAA